AGTCGATGCCGGACCCGTGCGTGCCGGCGGCAGAATTCATAGACCCGGTGCTCGGGGACTTCATCCTTCTTGCCGGGCCGAAAGCCGGAATCGATGAACGCGCGGCGGATCACAACGCCGCCGATCGGCCGCGCCAGAAGTTCGGCGAGATCGGTCCAGACCTCGCCCTGTTCGGTCGCTCCCCAAATCTCGTTCTGCTCGATCAGCCAGCTTTCCTGGCGGGTGCCGAACCCGCGGATGACATAGACCAGCCGGTTCTTCTGGACGTCGATGCCAGCGGTGAGCAGCAAAACGCCGTCCGGAATCTCACCCGAGCGGTAAGGCAGCTTCAGACGGGCGACATCCGCCCATTCCGGCGCATCCCCGCCGGTCGGGGCCCACAATTCGCCAAAGCCGCCATTGATGACAGTCTGGACTTCTTCCTGATCGCCCGAGTTCAACGCCTCGACATAGCGGCCGGCACGCTCGCCGAACGACACGAAAGGCGACGCAAGTCCTGAGACCCAGAAGCTCAGGGTCGTGCCCTCCGGCGGATCGCCAATCACGCGGCCGTCCGGTTCGATCCGCTGTCCTGGCGCAACATAGACGCCGTGGGCGTTCATCTCGAACTTGTGCTTCTCCTCGATGACGCCGTCACAATTGGGACATTGCAGAAAAGCGAGCCTCCGCGTCTCGATCGCGGTCGCATCGCGCTCGATGTTCTCTTTGCCGCCCTTCGGGGTGATGTCGATCTTCGGGATAACCAGGCAATCGAACCGCGGGATGAAATAGTCCTCGCAATGCGGACAGGGCCAGGCCCAATGGTAACGGGTCCCCCGCTGCCAAAGCTTCCAGATCGGGCTGTCGAGGCCCTCGATGTCGTCCTGCTCGACGACCTTCCAGAATTTAAGCCCCGTTGCCTCGTCTTTCTCGATCTCGACCGATCCTTCGGTCGGCGTCGACGTCACTCCGAGAGTAAAGTCGGCGTGGGTATCGCCGCGAACCTCAAGGAGGCGTACGGGGTCACCCTCGCCCTTGATGTTCTTGGCCATGCCGTCGCGTTCATCGACGATGGCGAGACCTGCCGGATCCGACTTGAGCTGGTTCGCAGAGCCTGCCCAGGCCAGACGCACCGGCACGCCGGAGACGATCTTGCGCGTCTTCTTGTTCTTCTTGCCGCGCGCCAGCTTGATCGACAGGCTCGGCGATCGGTTGAGCGCATCGTCGAACCGCGGCTCGAACTGGTCCGTCACGAAATTTCGGTCGGGGCCTGCATAGATGATCGGCACCGGACGCTGATCGAGCCGCGACAGAATCACATCGATAACAGAATCGGTTTTGCCCATCTGGCCGCCACAGACGAACACCACGGTATTGTAGCGCGCGTCCTCAAAGGCCCGCATGAACGGGATCATATAAGGGGTCAGCGCCGGGTCCTTCGGCCCGGGCCGGCCCGATGAGAGCGGATAGACCCGGTTCTCGCGCGCCCACTGGTCAGTCGATACCTTCCTCGTCGGGCGCAGGATCCTCGTCACCCGATCGATAAGAACGACGGAGTTTTGCGATGCGGTCGGCCACTTCGGTGAGCGCATCATCCACTTCTCGCTGCAGCTGCTCCCGCTGCTCGATGTTGCGGGTCAAGCGCGCCGGAATCGCATTGACCCGTGCGACCACGGCGCCCGCCACCTCGTCCACCAGCGTCATGGCTTCCACCAGAGGCACGAGCTCTCGCTCGGTCTGCGCGACCGCCAGTTCCTCCTTGCGGGTCCGAATATCTTGCAGCCGGCTGAGCGAGGCCGTCTTGCTCGACCGACGCGCTTCGTCCTTCAGGAACCGGATATAGCCCTGCACCACATCGACCACGCGGTAGCGGCCGCGCTGGACCTTGGGGATCCAGCCGTCCTTGGACAGCCGCCGGATCCACTCCGGCGTCACCATCAAGAGCCGTGCCGCGACCTCGACCGTTATCGTGCCGGCGGCCTCATCGCCGCGCTGCGCGTCCGTGGTTTTCGCCATTATGCGCGATCATTTTGTGATCGTGGCGCCGCCATCTTTGTAATCAAACGATCCGATTATCTACTTGGCTTTGGCGCCGATTGAAGCGTGTATGCGGCAACCCCGATGGAGACCGCAATGCGCCGCAGCCCCGACAACCGCAACGCCCTTGACGCTTTCATGGCCCGCAAGGCGGAGATCGACGCCATGCTCGAACGCCTCAAGGCGCTGAGCGACGACCACTTTGGCTGTGCGCCCGATGAGATCGAATGGGGGCATGTGGGCACGCTCGCGCACTACTCCGAACTGCTCAAGCGCATCACCGATTCAGCCTTCAAGGAAGGCGAATACGCCGAATAAGCGCTTCGGCTCCTCCCCATCGCCCTGCACCGTCATGGCCCGCGGGGCTCAGGCCGGTGGCAGGGCCGCGATGGTCGTGGCCCGTCTGCCAAAGGAGCGATGTCATGACTTCACGTTCGAAGAAATCCAAGAGCCAGGCGCGGAAGTTCGCAAAACCGAAGAAACAGAAAACGCCACGCGCCCGCGAGAACAGCAAGCAAGCGCAGCTCGTCGCGATGCTACGAGACACCAAGGGCGCCACCATCGACGAGATCGCCAAGGCGCTGTCCTGGCAGCCGCACACCGTGCGGGGCGCTATGGCCGGGGCGCTGAAGAAGAAGCTCGGGCTTGAGGTAACCTCGGAGAAGGACGACAAGCGCGGGCGCGTCTACCGCATCGGAAGCTAGATTAGTAGCAATCAACCGTGCGACTGCGGAAACATCTGACCGGTGGCGGCGTGCCTTGCGCTGCCGCCGGTTGCTTCCTGCCAGCGGGCGACAATGACGTCGGCATATTTCGGATCAAGCTCGATCAGCCTCGCCCGCCGTCCTGCACGCTCCGCCGCGATCAGCGTGGTGCCTGAGCCGCCGAACGGGTCGAGCACGATGTCGCGGCTCTTGGACGAGTTGCGGATCGCCCGCTCGACCAGTGCCACCGGCTTCATCGTCGGATGCAGATCATTTTTCGCCGGCTTATCAAAAAACCACACGTCGCCCTGATCGCGGGCGCCGCACCAATAGTGGTCGGCGCCGTCCTTCCAGCCATAGAGGATCGGCTCGTACTGGCGCTGATAATCAGACCGGCCAAGCGTGAAGGTGTTCTTGGCCCAGATCACGAAGGTCGACCATTTGCCGCCGGCTTTGCGGAAGGCCTGCTGCAGCGCGTCTAATTCGGATGACGACATGCAGACGTATACGGCACCCTTGGTGACGGTGAGGATGTTGACGCAGGCGTCGTAGAGGAACGCCCCAAACTCCAGGCCGAGATTGTCGTTCAGGATCGGCCGGTTCTTCCCACGCTTTTTGTCCTCAGCCGAATTTGCGTAGTTCACGCCATAGGGTGGGTCGCAGAACGTCATGTCCGCGAGCTCACCATCCAGCACCTTCTCGACGTCGCTCAGCACCGTGGCGTCGCCACAGAGGACCCTGTGCTCGCCACAGATCCACAGATCGCCAGGGCGGCTGATCGGGTCTGCCGGCGGCTCGGGCGCCTTGTCAGGGTCGCCGTCGAGGTCGGCGCCGACCTGCAGCAGTCTGTCGAGTTCGTTTTTGGAGAAGCCGGTCAACGTCAGATCGAAACCGGCCTCGCGCAGATCGCCGAGCTCAAGCCGCAGGAGCTCATCGCTCCATTCACTTGCTTCCGTCAGCCGGTTGTCGGCGATCGCGTAGGCCTGGCACTGCGCCTCGGTCCAGCCGCGGGCGACAATCGTCGGCACATCGACGATGCCCTCCAGCCTGGCGGCGTCAAGCCGGCCGTGGCCGGCGATCAGCATGCCGCTTTCGCGCACCAGCACCGGCATGGTCCAGCCGAATTCGCGGAGCGAGGCTCGGATTTGCTCGACCTGTTCGGGGCTGTGAACGCGGGCGTTGCGCGGGTTCACGGTCAACCGCTCGATCGGCCACAGTTCGACCTTGGCCGCAGGCCAGGCGATCGACGGTTTGACGAGGGAATTCATCGATTTTGCGAGCTTTTTGCGGGGTCAAAACCCAACCAAACTGAGAATTTTCGAACTGGAAAAACGCGCGTTTTTCGGGCGGCGGCGCCACCGCTTGTGAGGCCCCCAAAGGAAGGACCCGTTGACTTGCTCCGAGCGTCAGCGCGACAGCATGCGTCCGATCTCGTGGCCAACGCGTGCGATGATGCTGCTGACGCCCCTGTGCCAAGCGGCAGCGCTGTAGTCCTTCACCAGCTCGCGTCCGAGGTTGGGGCCATAGAGCCAGCGGATCGGCAGGCGCTTGTTCGACGTTCGAATGAAGGCGCGACCAAACCGCGGCACGATGAATGCGTGCCGGAATATGCGGCGCTTGTTCCAGGGCGCAGCCGACACGCCCTTGCCGCGCTGCTTGCCACCGAACCAGGCGATGTTGGTTTCCTCTCCGCGCGCCTTGAGTTGATAGGTCAAGCTTGCCGGCGTCGAACGGATGGTAGCCATCGCTTTGTCGATCGCGCCGTATTTGATGCCGGTCTGCTTGACCAGAGTGCGCTTGACCTGTGTTCGCCCCTTGTCGCCCTCGTGGTTCAGCGCGCGTGACATGGCGGTGCGGGCTTGGCCCTCGCCCAGAGCGGCAAGTTGATTACCGTATCGCGCCAGGACTTGGTCCGTGGCGTTGATGATTAATTTCATCGCAGTGATGTGGTCGGTTTCGATCCGTCCCGCCGTCGGTTCGTTGGCGCATTAGTGGACCGTGGTGAAATGAGTAGACTTGCATCGGACACCCGTCAATTTGAAATCGAACGCCCGCTGCATTTTGTCTGCAAGCGATTGATCCGACTCAAGAATCACAACGAAGATCGTTGTCTCATCGCCCGTCTGTTTCGCGAATGCCGTAGTGCTTCATCAGGACACCAAGGGCTGCGAGCAGTATCCCCTGCGCGCTTTCCTGCCGCACCGGTCGTCCGCTCCAACCCCGGCGGAGCGCCCACTCGCGGATCGAGGTCTGCATGCCGACGACATGCCAGACGCATGAGCCGGCCGGCGAACCATGTCCACCGAGAGCGTCGAGCGCTTTCGCCACGCGTTCGCGTGCGGCGATCTGTGTATCGCTAAAGTCAGCGGGGCGATATTTGCCGGGAGTTGGCCTCGCCATGAGCATCAGATTTGATCGCGGCATGGAATCGAAGCAGGCGATCGTAAACGCGGCCTGGAAGTCACGCGCCGCATCATGCATCGCAGGCGTGATCGCCCTCGATCGCAGCATGAGCCCGAGCGTGTCGACGGTCCGGTGATGGGTGACTTTAATGCCGTTGGGGTCGAACTCTGTAACCGTTCGTGTTGTGCGCCGCTGGCCGGCGGGAGCGCTGTTTTTTGAGCCGCGGACTTTCCGCTTCTGCTTCGTCGTCATGGCTGTCTCGACTCTCGGGCGATCAAGTCAGCAAGCGCACCGATGATAGAGGCGGGCGTTTCACCGTCGCCGATCCGGCCCATGCTGGCGGCGAGGGCATCAGGCGACACGCCGTGCTGGAGGAGCAGCGACAGCGCGACACAAGCATCGTCAAGGAGGCGTTCCATGGCGGAGCCGATCTTGGCGCCATGCGTGAACACTTCGCCGATGCGATCGTTTGCGACATCGAAGCCAAGCGTGACCGAGTAGTTGTTCGCCTCGTAGACGAATTGCATGGTCATGCTTGGCCGTCGGTCAGGCAGGCGTGTCCTGGTCACGACACGCCTCCATAGTTCTCGATTGCCCACAGCAGGATCGAGATTGCGTCGGCCTCGTTGTCGTCGGCCGGCGCGAAGCCGCGTGCCTTTACCGCGGCGATGACCGCTCGCTTGTCGGCGTTGCCCTTGCCGGTGATGAATCGCTTGATCGTGCCTACCGGCACGCCCTGGTAAGGGACGTCGCGGAATTCGGCCCAGGCTTCGAGGTGGGCGAGAAAACCGCCGTACACGTGGGCCGCCAGCGTGCCGGCATGTGCACGCACTTCCTCGAAGAACACCGCGCCGATCGGGCCTGAGCTCTCGGCGAGTTCACTGAGCCAATGATTGAACCGCAGGAAGGCCATGCCGCCGCCTTCGAAGCGGTTTGGCCGAAACTGCTGCATGCCGCTGGTGATGGCGCCGTCGGCGCCACGAAGCGCCCAACCCGTGTGCGAGCCGAGGTCAAGGGCAAGGACGGCCGATCCTTGATCGCAAAAGAGCTTCGCGGCAGGCTCACGAGCCCGCGACGGCAGAGATGCTTGGGAGAAGTTCACGATGAAGGCTCACGAGATGTGGGCCTTCGGCTTTGGTCGGATCGGATTCTAGGTTTTCGGACTCAGCATGCAAGGGAATTCGATGCCTGCCCTGTCGAATTCGCGAGAGCGCCTCTCGTGTCACCGACCTCTAGCACCGTT